CGTATATTGTGCAGGGCGGTCTTGCTCCGTCATTCATTGAACAGTACGCCGATGAGCTTGATAAGGCTATCGCTGAAAATAACGCCACGAGTGTTGGTGATACCGCTGTTTATGATGACTTCAGCGGCATTGGGGGTGCTTGGTAATGGCTGTACGCAATCCTGCTAAAATCCCAAAGAAGAACATCGGTAGCGTAGACGTTACCGGCTTCTCTGGTGGTATGTACCTGAATGGCGAACAGAACGCGAAGGGCAATCAAATCGTTGAGGGGCATGATGTTGAAATGACCATTGACGGTTTCATTACGCCTCGCAAGTCTTTGACCCCTTGGCTTCCCGATACCGTTCAAGATGGCTATCAGATTTTCCCTGCCGTATGGCAAGGCGAGGTTTTGAACTTCACCGCTGATGATGGCAAGATCAAATATTGTAAAGACGGTGATAACACCTGGACTGATTGTGGCGGTGCAAACTCGATCACAACTGGTATGGGTGGCAAGCCTATCTTCCTCCGTATTCTCGATGTTCTTCTAGTGTTGAATGGTGGCAATGGCGACAAGCTTTGTTACGTTAAACTCTCAGATAAAACAGTCGTAAAATATGCAGCTGTCGCCGATCCTACCACCGCCGTAACGATCGCGCCGACAGGCATCACCAACTCTGGCGCGTACAAAATCTACTATGGCTACACCTTCAGCTCCGCGACTGGCGAAACGAAGCTTTCTTCGATACTCACCTACACTATCAACAAGCCTCGAGATCAGTGGAAAACTGACGGCTCCGAGTATCTTACTATTACCAGACCTGCCGGTATCCCTGCCAACGCAACCAAGTGGAATCTTTACATTGCGCTCGCCTCTACTGGTGGCACTATTCAAGATACGGATATGCTACTGCTCGCTGGTGGTCTTGATCTTGCAACTACTTCAGTAGTTGATAACGGAACGCTTGCAATCGATATTGGTCGTGGTAATCCGCCAGCAGTGAACTCGACTGACGGTCCGAAGGTAAAATATGGCATCGAAACGAACGGTCGCCCTGTTCTCTTCGGTGATGTTGATAACCCTCATAACGTATGGATTGGTGGTGATGGTGATTTTGCGCTTGACTTCTCAAGCTCAAACGGTGGCTTCCGATCCGAACCGTCAAAAGGTACGAACTACTATCCTGCTTCTGTTATTGGCTTCCGTAACGGTCAGGGTATTCCAAGTCTGACAATCTTGTTCTCGAACACTCAGGGTCTTTCAAAACAGGCTACGCTCGAACAACAGACGATTAATTATGGCAACCAGTCGTTCGTAGTGTGGGGTGTTACTGAGCAGAACTATGGTGCCGCCGGTGTGGCATCTAGCCTTGGTGTGGTTAATTACAAGGGTCAGTTGAGCTTCCCGAGTGTGGACGGATTTACTTCTATGGATACACAGCCACAACTTCAAAATGTGATTGCTACCAAAGAGATCGACACTGACATTTCGCCATATTCTGAGCGGATCAAGGTCGAGGCACTTGATGAAATTGTCGGTACTGGTTGGGGCAACCGGGTGCTTTGGATTGTTCCAAGTTACGGCTTTGATACTCCGAATGAAATCCTTATCCGCGACCTCAATAATAATGGCGCGTGGAACCCACCACTTCAAATCCCTGCGACATGGATTGGTACTGTATCGCCTCCGAACAGTCCTGCCTTTGTCTACATTCGACAGGGTAAAAAGACCTTCAAACTATTTGAATCTTTCGGCACTGTCGATTACCTTGCATCTGGCGCGCAAACTTTCAGCACCTACGCCAAGGGTGCGCTTATTGGCATCAATGATGCTCGAAACGCTTTCCAAGCAGTTGTGCAGGCTATGTTCTACATTGTCGGTCTAATCGGTAATATCCGAATTGGTGTGAATTATCGCGACCAAGATGGTGAAATGCAGACTGAGTATGTTGATATTGAAGGACCAGAGTACGTCCTGTCATCTTCAGGTGGCTGGTCTGATCCTCAATATGTATACGCTGGAATGGGGGGAGTTCTGCCTTGGACTCTACCGGGTCAAATAGATCAATCAGCTTCATCGCTTGTTCGCGAGGATATTCGTGAGCCAGTTCCGATTAATAACCTTGCTTCTGAGGTACAATGGTGGATAGAAACCGAAGCTGGCTATAACGACTATATGCTCCGAGTTGTATCGTATGAAGGCGAGAATCTAGGAGTTAAACCTGACTTGAGGTAGAATAAACACAAGAGGGAATGGTAATTAATATGGAAGAGAATAACGCACTAGCCACAAAAATGTATCCAGACGTTGATATCGCCGAGATTATTGGTGATTGGAAAATCGCGAAGCAGTGGCGCGAAAACCACACAAACGATTTTGTAAATCTGGATAACTTGGCTGATGGCGTGCCAATCAATCACGCACCGGGCGCAGCATATGTTGGCGATACCACTATCGCTGGACTCGTGCGCGCAATCCCTCGTGATTCCCTTCAGCAATTACCTATCTTTGCAGCTGTTGTAAACGGCAGTAAGCAAACTATTCAGGCTCACTTCTCAAGTTGGATTCTTCGTAAGGGTGTTTTCAATCAAGACACCTTCGGTAAAGGCTTGCTATCTACTGCACAAATTGCAGCTCAGCAAGCCTTGACTCATGGTTATGCGCCAGCTATTACTGCGACCGGCTCAATGTTCGATGAGTTCGGTACAACTATGAAAGTGCTTCACTACGCCGATCTTGATCCAGAACCGGGTATTCAAGACTTCAACGAGGCTGGACACTTCTACGTTGTCGCTAACCTTACCAAGACTCGAGTTCGCAAGATTCTTCGCGCTGCTGAAGCTAATCCAAATACCACTTGGAATGTGCCTCTACTCAGGAAACTGCTTGAAGAGGCACCAACTGGAAATAATTATTCTATCTATCAGTCCGATCCTCAGCAGAAAAAAGCCGCTGAGAATACCCCGACATACACCTTCGTGCGTAAGCTTGAAGTTGGTCGTGGTGGTCAGTTTATTACCTTCTGCCCTCAAATCGAAGATGACGCGCTTCAGGTCATCGAGAACAAATCTCGCTTTGGGTTCCCTCGTGTTCAAGCACTCGTTATCGATCCAGCTGCACTGACACCATTCGGTGTGTCGCGTGTACGCCTTGCCTCACCTTGGCAAAACCTGATGAACGCATACTTGCAGAACATCACTTCAATGCTTCTATTGAACAGCAAACCACCGATCCTCAAACGTGGTCGCTTCACAAAGCCAGTCCAGCTCAAGCAGGGTGCTGTTTGGGAAGCTCAAGATATGAACGCCAAAGCCGAGCTAATCACGCTCGACAACGGCGCGCTGGCGCAGTTCGTACCGTTCGCGCAGCAGATGGCTTCGCAGATTCAGAACATCATGGGTATGCCTACCGGCACCGTAAACGGCAACAGCAACGCCTTCGGCTTCAGCAAGACCGCGCCGGGCGTGAAGATGCAGGAACGCTTCCAGAATTCTTCCCTTACTCAGATAACCAACATCGTAGAGAACTTCCTACGCCAGTACGCACTGGTGGCACTCGACACCTATATTTGTGAGCAAATGGGTGAGCAGACCGTCATTGTTGATGATGAGTGTAAGAACGCGATTAACCGCGTTGCTGAAGAGAAATTCGTACCTACCGAGGAAGCACCAGAGTTCGTTCCACCAATCGGTGATGACAATAAGTTCACGATTAATTGGGAAGATTTCTATCTTGGTAAGGTTGAAACTGATGAAATGGGTCAGCCTATTATCGGTGCTAACGGCAAAGAAAAGCGCAGTGGTGGTATCGAAACGCTGTCAGTTGAGATCGAACTTAGCATTGGCAAGGACGAACTTGACGAAAAGAAACGTGGCGATCTTCAAGATATGCTTACGGTATTCCTACAAAACGGTGAAGGCAATCCTGCGATGCAACGCCGAGCTGGTCAGATCACTGATATGCTTCTCGAGAAAACCGTACCTGAATCCAAGCGTATGAACCCAAATGAAATGGTTACGCCTCAGCAGCCTCAGGAAGAGCGCGCTGAGAATCAAATGACTATGAATAGCTAATACTTGACAATACCTTTTACCTGCGATATATTCAATCCATAAGCAAGTAGAGGGTATTGTCAGTATGGATAACGAGGAATTACAGTATAGGAGTCCGATAGATACGACACCGGCAACGGTGCCTGATGCTGACTCCGACAATTTCTCAACTCTTGAAGATGTCTACAAGAAATTCAAAAAGGATTTGAAAGACCTTGAACACGTCAATTCTTTTGATGTGTTGAAACTCGACCCCGAAGATGAAGCGGTCAAGCTTCTGCTTCGTCAGATTTATGCAAAACAAGAGGCTTTCAGAATTCTTGAGCCTCTATTCCTGCAATTAGAATCAGCGGTCAAAGACATCAGAAAAACGAATAAAGGAGAAGATTGATGCAAGATGAACACAACCAAGCTCAGGATCAAGTCGATGATTGGGGTGATGCCGAAGCTAACTTTTTAGCTGAAAAGGGTATCTCAGCGGAGGACAAAAAAGACGATGAGCAACAAAACGATACCACTCAATCAGATGATAAAGGAACTGACGATGCTTCTGGAAACGGAGGCGAAGAGGACGAGGGCAAGAAATCTGATGATTCTCAAGAAGATGTGGACGACCCGAACAAGGACGAAAATTTAGAGCAGGAAGCTGATGAGGCTCCTCAAAACACTACTGCTCAATATCGTCAGACTCAACGCGAAATCGAAGCCGATAATCGGGCTATGCAAGCTGACGTTCAAAAGGAACTCTATCCTGACTGGACTGATGATATCCTTGACGATCAGGGTGAACCTATCAAGACTCCTCGCGATGTCATGCAGTACACTAACCCTGTTACCAAAAAGCGATTCACCGAAGAAGAAGCGACTGCTTGGCTGTTCGCCGCTCAGAAGCACAAAGACTCTGAGCGCGCCAAAATGGAACAGCGTGTCGCTCAGGTTTCAGATGTGATGATTACTCAACGTGATGAAGCCGATCAGGTCAAGGCGAAGTACGGCACCTTACTCGCCAAGCTTCCAAATCTTCGCAAGGAAATTTGGGCTGACTATCGGGCAACACTCGTAGTTGATAAAGAAACTGGACTCATTGTTGATGCGCCTGTTTCGCTCGCTAAGTTCTTTACTCGCGCATTACGCCCTTATGAGCAGTATGTGCAACAACTTCAAAGCCAAGCTGCCGAGAAGAAAACTCAACAAGATGACACGACCCGAAAGCAGACTCAGCAGGATCGAGAAGATATTACTTCTTCTGGTAACGGAAGCGTTACCGATCCTGAAGAGGAAGCATGGGCTGCTGCCGCTAAAAAACATTATGAAGGTTAATGGAGGATAATATTATGTCAAGCCAATTATTTGAAGATGGTAAAGTAATTGTAGTCGATGGTGTCGAACTCGAATGTGTCGCAGTTGCCTACCAAGAACCGAATGGTGAGCGAGAAAAATTCGCTTACACCTTCCGCGTAAAGTCAGAACTTGATGATGAGCGCGAAGCTCAACGTCAGGCTGAAGAAGCTCAAAAAAATAATGAACAGACTGAGGAGGAATAGTCATGGCTGATTCACGAATTTTACTAACCCAAGAAGAAGCTGATCGCAAGGCGGAAGAAAAGAAAAATCAGATTGGTATTGTCTTTGAGAATATCAATACTGGTGAAATCCGTATTGCTTCAACTGTTGAACACATCGCTGCGTTTTTCAACTCAAGCGATGAAGGTCCGAACGCGAAAAACAAGCAAGATTTTGGTTGGCGTTTGAGTCCTGAGGACTTGATCGAGCTTGAAGAAACCAAGCGCGATGCTGATGTCATGGAACGAATCGCGGCTCAGTATCAGATTCCTATCGAAGATGTTGCTGATTACAACGTCCTCAAATATATGGCTTCTAAGCGATTCAAGAAGGCTGCTCAGGAAGCTGAAGCGCAAGGCAAAGACTTCGAGAGCGACTATGATCGCCGAGTCCGCGAGTACCGCGAAAGCCGAACTAGCAAGAAATCAACCGAGGCACCTGCCAAGGAAGAGAAAAAGCCAGCTGAAAAGAAGGATCGCAAGGTCAATCGTGATGCAGGTGATGGTCAATTCGTATCTGATGAAGAAGCCAAAGCTAATCCCGGTACCACAGTAACCGAAACAGTCAAGGCAAAAGACGAAGAAAAGGTTGAAAAATCTGCCGATAAAGCAGATAATAGTGGTAAAGCTAAATAATAACAGGGGGTAACTCATGCAGCCGGGTAAATCATCAGGATACAAAACAGGGGCAATTACTACTCAAAACCTCGTTCCTGCTGGTGTCGCAACCGCGAACTCGGCTGTTGAGCTTGACCTCGGCGGTAACTACAATACCGTTGGAATTCAAGTAGTCGGTACTTATACTGGCGCACTGTCAGTCCAATACACCATTGATGGCACTAACTGGATCACTGTCGCCGGTACTGTCGTTGGTAATGCTATTGAAGATATTACTGTCGGTACTGCCGCTGCAACAATCGCTTCGGCTGCTCAGGGTATCCGAAGAATTCGATCCGCTGGCATGGGTAAGATTCGTGTTACTGCCCTTGCTGCCGTAACTGGTACAGCAAACATAACACTCGTAGCAACTAACTAATCGGAGGTCTATCATGGCTGAACAATTTGATCCAGTAGCCGCAGGGCAAGCTGAAGCAAAGAAAAACTCAAAAGGCGTTCGCGCTGAAGTTGAAAAAAACGAAGCTGTCATCAAGGATAACATCACTGATGCACAAAAGCTTGCAAAGAAAAATGCTAAGCTTGACAAAGCTGCAACCACTGAGGCTGAGATGAAGCCTCAGGACGTTGGTACTGCTGAGCGCGATATACCTGAGGGTGCGCCAGTTACCGATGAGCCTGAAGAAAACGAGGGTGTTTCAAAGAAAGCAACATCGAAAGATGCTGATGAAAAGAAAGACCTTCCTGACGACAAGAAAGTTCAGGACACCACTAAGGATTCTGCTACCCCATCACCTTCAAAAGCTGATGAGCAAGACCCTAGTAAGACGGCTGATAAAAAGTAGTTTCTACTAAATCAGACTCATAAGTGTCATCTTGAGAAGCCTGCGTAACATACATTACGCAGGTTTTTTCATCGAATTCCTGCTCGATAGCGCAGAACATATATCGAACAGTATCCGCCGCGTGTGATTCGGTTTTGTGTTCCGGTCCCATGTAGTCGCCGGTAAGCGGGTTGTATTTTCGCTTGTACAGGTATAGCTTCCGAACTAGCTCGAGCGTTGTCGGCTGGTGGATCGTAGCCTTCGCCACGCCAGCGATGGCGCGGTTGATACCATCGTCCTTCGGCTCGCGGCGCAGCAGTGAACTATTAGTCAGACCCATCTCGCGAATCTTCTCGATACGCTCAACGGCATCGGAATCACGCACCGATCCATCGTGAGGGAAGAAGTGCCACGCATAGTTATATGGCTTCGCTTGCACGAACTTGACGTGTGATTCATTCTTCAAATTACTCGATTCGTAGTAGTCAATAATTGCAGTTTTCACTTGACCTTTTGGTGTGAGATAATGTTGAAAAAATGCTATTGCAGTGGCATCAGACATACCCAAGTCCCAAGCGGTGTAGACAGGGTAATCAGGGTTATATGAGTGAATACCGATCCTGCCTGATTCTTCCATCATCTTGAGTACCTGACCGTAGTATGAGGTGCTTGAAGCCTGACCCCAATCGCAGAGGAATTCCTGTCGGAACCAAAAGTCATTGCCGTTTTTAGCAATGGTATCTTGGCGGATACGCTCAAGGGTTTCTTCACTCAGATATTCGCGAGCAGTGATGAGGCTGGCATACTCACTTTTATCACCGTCAGTCCAGTTCTCAAGGGCGCGATCAAACATGATCTTGAAAGTACCACCAGAGATACCATCGATCTTCGGGGTGCTTTGAATGATTACCTGACCACCGTTCACCTCGATAATAGGAATGACCACATCGTATGCCGCGCTGTCGATGTCCACGAACTCAGAGAAGATGTATAGCTTACCGTTTGCACCACGAAGAGCATCAGGGTCTTTGGTACCAAGTACCTGAAAGGTCGATCCGTTCTTGAGGCGGATAAGCATTTCATCATCACGCTTGCTGGCGATCAGTTCATCTGGAATAGCATCGACGGTCTTTAAGCCATCGTTCTCAATGTTATTCCAGAAGGACTTTCGCCCCTGTTCTTTGGTAGGGAAAACCAGAACCACGTTCATTGGTTTCTCGACCATCTTATTCACTGCATAGGTGAAGGCTGTTTTATCCTTACCACCACGCCTTGACCAACACCAAACAGCCAGCCTGATGCCTGACTCTAATGCTCGTAATGCCTCTGCTTGATACCAGCGAGGCTTGAAATTCACCGGTAATTGCATATTGTAATAATACCATTATTTTGCTATTGCTTTTCTACTTGACATTACTGTACAATTGGAATAAGCAAAGGGGTTTCGTTGATAATTAAATAGACCTTGGAGGGTTTTTATGGCTTACGGTACTAAAACCGCCAATGTGATGGACATTCCACTAAGCGTAAGCTCAGTGTTCGCACCTCATGTCGGCTCAAATGGATACACTTTCGTAGATGTGAACAGCGTTCGTGTATTGTCAATCGCTAATGGTTCACTTGCTGACTACGATGAAAACAGCGCGACTGCTCCTTTCGGCGCGGCTTCGTTGGTCGTACCAGCTGAGCAAGTTCTTACTCTTGCCTACAACAAGAGTATGTTGCTCCGCGTTCAGAAAACGCAAATCCAAGATCAGCCAATTGGTAACTTCAGCAAGCAAGTCGCCATGCAACAGGCTGATGAGGTATTCGTACCTTCTCACGATGCTTACTCACTCGGTAAGCTGCTTGCTGCTCGCCCGGGTGGTAACAAGGTTGTGTTCGATGCCAACACTGGTACGAACGACCTGAAGTTGCAGTTCAGCCGAACTGTTGACAAGGTTAAGACTGGTGGTGGTAGCATCAACAGCATCGTAGCTTGGGTTGGTTACGACATCGCCTCTCAAATCCGCGCGCTCATCAACTATGGTGGTTCTGAAGCAGGTTACACTGACGGTAAGAACGGCTTCCTTGGTAAGCTTGCTGGTGCGAAGGTTGTCGAAGCTCCTGATGCCTACTTGGGTGCTGGTGTCTACGCACTGGTTGCCGACAAGCGAGCCATTGTCAACGTACCTCCTAAGATGGATCCAAAGGGCGATGGCGTTGTGGTCATCGACAAGGTTCCGAGCTTCTCTGGTATCGAAATCCAGATGAGGGACCGAGGCGACACCTTCGTTCTTACGAAGAAAGCTCGTGCAGTTGCTTCACTCGAAAACGACTGATCCTAATCAGTCAGAAAAAGGAGGGGTTCGCCCCTCTTTTTTTATGCTATTGCTTATCACTTTTGTGCTACAATAACAAGTAGAAATATAGAAAAGAGGGAACCGAAATATGGATTTACAGCATCTCAGGGCGAGCGATGGTACAGGTGAGGCAGTTCTCGCTCATATCCAGTCTGTTCGTAACCCGGGATCGACTGTACTCGACCTCGATAACGTAGATAACTGGAACTCAAAGTGTATTGTTTTGACTGGTACGCCAGCAGCCAACGGCTTTATCTCACCAGTTGGCATGAAAGTTATGTATGGACACCTAAACGCAGGTGATTTTATCATTGATGGCTATGCACCGGGTTATGCCGATAACGGCAACACTACATCTGAAGTAGCAATAGTCAAAATGACTACCTCTTGGGCTGATGCTTTGATTGATCTGTTGGACAACACTCTCCAAGACAATGGCTTGCTCAAGGTTACTTCACTCGATCACTTCCGAAAACCAAATGAACTGACTCAACACGACTTTATCGCTTCGGGCGGTGTCATTGCCATCTCTGCTGGACTTGTCGGCACCTTCTCTAATATCGTTTACTACATTTCTGTCTGTGCTATTCAAAAACTGGCGTGGCAAACAAAACCTACACCGCCAGCAAAGACACCTACGTTGATATCGATGCCACAGGCGCAGTATTCTATACTGAAGTGGCTAACGGTGCCACTACCGGCTTTGCGCTCACCGCAGGGCGTATCCGCGTGGCTAAGGTCGTTACATCGGGCGCGGCTATTACCTCAATCGTACAGTTCGGCTATGATGCCATGAACAATGTTATGTACCCCAACGGTTCTGTTGGTGGGCTTGACCTCGACAGTAGTGATCTTTCGCTGAACATGAAATCAGCTCAGACTTTCGCAACATCGAATCCATCTGGTACTGGCGAAACTGATCTCGCAAGCGTTGGGCTTACTCTATCTGTTACCGTACCAAAACCTTGCAAAGCATTGGTAACAGTTTCTATTGCTTGCTCAAGTACCACTGACTTTGAGTTCTATGCTCGCATTTATCTGAACGGCGTGAGCCAAGCTTCACTCACGCCTGTTGCTGCACCGGGCTTCGGTGGAAACCGCGCAACTCAGCGTACAATCCAAAAGGTAGTAGACCTGCCAGCTGGCGTGAACACAATCACAGGGCGAATCTTCGCTTCTAGTGGTACAAGCTTAAACGTAGCCTCTGGTGGTGCCTTTATTTCGGCAGTCGTGTTGGGCAAGGTAACGGCATAAGGCTCGGTCATGCTGAGCTATTTTGCCACAACCGATCCAGTAGAAGCTTTAAGCTCAGGGAACTACTTAATATTATTGGCTTTTATAATCGTTACCCTAGCTGGTGTGATAGTCGCGCTTACTCGGTACTTTACCAAAAAACTTGATAGCAAGGACATTGAGATCAGAGATTTGAACAAGTTAATTTATACTGAAGGTAAGGCTCACACCCTCGACTATCGTGAGATGGCTAAGGACAACTCTGAAGTCTTGCAAGGTAATTCACAGTCTATTCAGTTGATGGCTGCTAAGATAGAAGCAGTAAAGGGGCAACGATAATGGCGTGGTTTAATCGAAAGAAGAAGGAACAGATCACAGTCCAGCCACCGGCATCTAGTCGAGTGGAAGTTGAGCTTGCTAAAGGCGCAACCAAGGAGGCTGCAAACAAAGCGAAAGATGCCAACCAACATCTCAATGACCTATTGGTTGAAAACGGTTTTACCCTTAAAATATACCTAGCGGCTGGTCATAAAATGCCGAAAAGTGGGGGGCGAACGTGATAGATTTACAGACATACATTATACTGCTTCTGATTATTGCCGCCTTTGGTATGGCATACATTTTCAGAGTGCTATACCAGCAGATGCGACTCTTCAGGAAGCACATTAGCGATCCTGAACTGAGGCACTTCAGGTATCTTCTATTCGCCATCTCATTGGTCATTATTATTATGGGTTTGATCCCCATCACCATCAATTTTATCAGCCTCTTCGTGGAAACTAATCAACCAGCAACAGTATCCTCTACCAGCTTGGTTTACTCCTTGAGTGTTCATATCCAAAGCCTTCTATTGTCTTACCTGTTATGGCGCATCTACCGTAACGCAGGCGATGACGACTCATAAGTGGTATAATCAAACCATAAGCAAGCAAAGGAGGGTTTTATGGAAGATATCACAAGGCAACCAGATATAAGTCCAGCTGCGAAAAAGGCATTCGTACCTGAACCGCCAGCCGAGGACGAAAATGAGAACTAGAGCCGAAGTCAGAGCCTTCCTTGATAGTCAGGTAGGTAAGATACCTCAGCACCCTGCGCCGTACCAAGACCTCAGTGGTCAGTGCGTAACAGGGGTGAAGGTGTTGCTTGACTTCCTCGGTGTCCCGAACCCATACGCGGCTCGAGGCAACGCCAAAGATGCTGGCGACACCCTGCTTCGGCAGGGGCTTGCGAAGCCCGGACCGGGCTGGCTTACCATAGTAGTAAACCGCACGATGGGTAACATCGGTGGCGTTACCTACGGTAATATTTGGCTTCATCTTCAGGGCGAAGCGAACTATGAGTCGAATGGTGCGCGCGCTTTGTACATGACGAAGAACACCCGACCCTATAATCAGGGTCAGCAATATATTAACCTAGATCAATGGATAGGGGAGGACGAAGTGAAAATTGGAAGCAGCGAAAACTGGTACTGGCGATTCAATCGATTCCATCACCAACTGGTGAGGAACGCTGATCTGCCTCGTAGCGTGTTCAATCAAATAGTAGGGCTTGATGCTTGGAAGGTGCTTGAGTCGTGGTCTGACCACCCTGAAGCTAACCAGCTCATCAAGTGGCAGGAAATCGGTGAACGTGCCGATAAAGATAAATGGGATCAGCAGATTTATGGTTTGCAAGATGACCTCAACATAGCAAATGCGAACTTGCTCAAGGCTCAGCAACAGCTTGGCGAATCAGTGAGCAAGGAAGAGCTGGCTAAGGCGAACCAAGCCATTGCAGATGCTCAGGCGGCGGCGAAGAAGGCTCGTGAAGAGCTTGATGCTAAGCTCAAGGCTGATGCTGAAGCAGATAAAGTCGGGCAGGGATTCCTGCGTTGGCTCATTGGTAAAATAACAGGAGGTAAGTAACATGATTGATGCAGCAATTTTCATTCCACTACTCATCATCGCGGTAACGCAAATGGTGAAGATGGCATTACCACAAGTTACCGGCTTCGTAACCATTCTGGTTGCGTTAGGCGTTGGCTTGGTGGTCGCGTTGATTGACCAGCTGATCGGCGTTACTGACATCACAATTGCACAGGGTATCGTACACGCGCTAAGCGCAATCGGTATCACAGCTATCGCAAGCAAGGCTGGCGGTGGTGCAAAAGGTGATGATACAGTCGCCCCACGCTGAAATATCTAATGTCGCACAATATTAAAAATGACCCTACGGTGTGTGGGGTCATTTTTTTTGCTTGCGCCGGTACCGCGCAACCATCTTCTTGATTTTTATTTCAGAAGGAAGAGGCTCGAAGCGTAGTTTATACTTTTCGAGTGCCGACTTTCGTTTTTCAGGTGTTGCTCGCAATCCACCGGACCGGACACCTCTTCAACTCAATCTCACACACACATTATATCACTTATGCTTCTTCGGTTTCCAGTCTGGTTTCCAAGTGCGCTCACTTATCAGTGAACCACCAATGAATTTAGTGCTACCACACTCACTGCAAGCCTCACCAGTCGTTTGGCTGGATCGATCCCTTGAGCCAGTGAAGTGATGCCAATGCCCCTTATCGCACATCGCGACCAGCTTATACCGATCCTCAGGAGTGGTGTGATCCATCTCATCGGTAGTCGGTCCAGTGTATTCAGGGGTATCTGCAAACCAATCGTCCATAAATTATTTTTTTCAATGAATAGGTGTTGTAAATATTACTACCTATTCACCTCCACTTTTTACGCCTTCTTCAGTAGTAACATCTTTGATGACTTTCCAAGATTTCTCGAAGTAGGCGCGATTCTCATAACGGCGTTCACTATCAGGGTATTCCTTGTTACCATAGCCATGAATATTGATGATCCTCACCACCTTTTTACCGAATTTATCAACCTTGACTTTCAACAGATAATTCTTGTTGTTCGTGTAGTACCGGCTGGCATCACTACCCTTGAACCGACAGTACAGATAAAATGTATCGCTGAGCATATTTTCCCCCTTAATGAGTAAGGGACTCCCTTTCGAGAGTCCCTATAAGCAAAGGCTTGTCAGCCACCAGCTTGCGCCAGTATCGACACTCTCATTTTAGCATATTATTCTTTTTCAAGCTTTTCGTGATCTTTGAACTGGTTTTCACCCCAACGGTGATCCTTGTTCTCGAACAGCGTGTAGAAGATATAGGTGTCAGTTACCTTTTCACCATTCTCGCCTTCGCTGACATCTTTCACGCTGTAAGTGGCGATCTGTTCCTTCAGCAACAGGTAACGCATCGCGATCACCACGTCAGTAGCAAGGTATGATGCAACATAGTTGGCGAAGAAATTCTCTTCAGGATCGACTTCGGTTTCAGCCAGCTTGCCGAGTACATACGGCACTACGGTAACAAGGTGGTTGATGGTGCTGTCGAACTCCCAAGTTTCAGGAACCTTCAGGACATCGATCTTACCAGTGGCTTTGTCGATGAACAGGTAGCCTTCCTCCTGAGCGCGCCAGCAGGCTGCGTTGAAGTCCAACGGTCCCATCGCGCCGAATATGTTGGCGAGGTCTTTCAGAACCTTACCATCGAATTCTTGATCCAAGTAAGTGAACTTACCTTCGGCGGCAATGAATACCACCTTCATCATGTCGTGAAGGAGTTTACCTTCGAGCTTTGGCTTTGACATTTGTTGCTCCCTTCTTTGGCGCAGTTACAGTTTTCTTTTTTACAGGTGCCTTTTTGGTTGCTGGTTTACGGCGCGCAGGCTTTTTGCCAGCTTGTTTGATATGTTCTTGATGCTCAGGGCTTTGCAGGTGATCCATAAAAGCATCTACTGCACCTGAAACGGCTCGCGCCATTTCACGCTGGTGTCGGCGTTGTGGTGCATCTTTGATGTAATCGACCAAACGCAATACATAAAATGCGAGTAGTACGCCACCTGCTGTTGCTAATAGTTGTTCAACCATTTTTTCCTCCTTAGAAATTGAAGTTACTATCACTATGATCGCTATCGACTGTCGGACGTTCACCCTCAGGGATTACGTCTTGGAAATCGAACAGCTCATCATCAGAAAAATCAGCAGTTACAAGAGATTCCTGCAACGCCAGCTCAAGGTATTCGTGGAATTCAGGATCGGGCAGAACACGAATCACTTTGAACTTACCGGTACTCAGATTACCAGCGATGTAGTCGCACCACTTGCGCTTCGAGGCAAATAGCTGACCTTGGATTTGCTTCCAGTGCTTATCAGGCACTCCGTCCACCAAGACATCGGCGAATGAATTATACTCTAACACCTTGGCTTCAACGATTCCCTCGTCAGCCACCCCACCATCAGGTGAAGCAAGGAAATGATCGTTATACCATGCCCCCACTGGCACGACAGTAACGCCTTTTTCCTTCTCGTATTGACGAAGCAAGAAGTCCTCGAAGTCGATGCCGTCCTGCATTGCACTGTTCACATAATGCTCGAAGGCAACGCCAAACTTACGCTCGAAGATTAGCTCCTTCTCGTAATCGAGGCGAGCCTTGAGTGGCTTGCCAGCACCGGTCTTGGCTTTGCTGACCGCCAGCCAGTCCGCGAGGCGCGAAGCCGTAGGCTTCCCGAGGCGCAGATCGTACCAAGGCTTCGTGCGCTGCTCACCAGCGAAATACTCGAACTTCATTATTTGACCTCCACCAGCTCAACGGTGCCAGCTGATAACTTACCAGTTTCATCGTTGAAGTTGCCGACCACCTGAGGCTGACCATTGACCACCTTGACGATGGTGCCATGCTTGTACACGCCCGATCCTACGCCGGTATATGGCTTGAGAATAAAACGTGCGCCTTCGGTTTGTGATGCTTCTGCTTTTTTATCCATCTCGAGATTCCTTCCTATATTTACACTGAAGAATATCAGTGCCGCCAGCATCGCCATCAATAAGATGACGGTGCCGACTACGTTGCCTTTGCTATTACTCATATTAGAATCCGAATGGCTGTTCGCCACTATCGTCAGGAGTGCCTTCGATTTTACCAGCACCTTCACCGACTGTTACAGTTGTGCTAACAACTTTTGGTTTGAGTTCGTAACCAGCGATGTTTTTGTCAAAGCTCTTGCGAGTCTTGCCAGATTCATCGGTGTATGTGCGAGTGTCAGACTCATAGATTGAGAACCAGCACTCTTTGCCCGGTAGCATTTTCTTGCAGGCTTTTTCGAGTTCTTCAGTGCCTTTGATGGCGTTGAATTTCTCGCGGATACCGTCCTTCTTATCTTCGTCAGCATTGTGAACGAAGATGGTGCGAAGGATACCGAATGAGTAACCCTGCGCGCCCGGCGTGTGAAACCAAAGGCGAACCTTATCGGTTTTTTCACCATTGTCAGGATCGACAACTGTAATTTCGCAGAATTCTTTTTCTTCAGCATCTTCGGTGAAGCCAAATTCGACACCGCTGATCTGAACTTTGTGGACACCTTGCTCGAAGTAGTTAAAAGATTTCTCTTCCTTCACTTCATCAGTAAATGTTGCTCGCGTTGGCATGATATATACTCCTTTGCCTTATTACTTTATTTAGCGACCTTGGGCTTTCCCAACCTTGACTTTCTTCTTGGGAAGCTCCCAACCGATAGCCGTTAGAAAATCCTCGATCTCACCATATTCAACTTTGCCAGCCATGATTTCACGCTTGTGGATCAGCTGAGCAGAGTGCTTCTCGCCATCATACGCTGCGATGACCTGCGCGTCCATGAAGCGAGTAACATATCGGATATTCTTCAGCTCACTGGCGAGAATAATCGATCCGCTAACATCGTCCATCTGTCGCTTGGTATAGCTCAGTACGATGACGTTCTTTTTGATACCAGCCAGTGCATCGGCAAACGCATCAATTTTCTTATTGAGTGCGCCAGTGCCTTTGCCCCATGCAAGATCAGTCAGGGTTTTGAGTGGCTGACCACCTTCGCCTTTCATTCCCATCGCCTTGAACTCAGCGAGTGTTTCATCAGCGAAAATATCGCTAACGCCTTCGATGGTGTCGATGACCAAAGTTTTGTATTCTTTGCTATCAACGAACAGTTGCAGAGTTTCGCGGATATCGCTAACTGACTTCACATTCACCGCTGCAAGTCCAGACTTGGCGGCGTTGCCGTCAGTCGATAGGAACAACGGTGCTGGTGCTTTCGCAGCCAGAGTTGTCTTACCACTGAACGGTTCGCCGATAATCAGGAACTTGCTTGGTGGTTGTGGTGTTGCCTTTACTATCTCAACCATGACTATTTTCCTTTCTTACCATTCTTGGTAAGCTTAGTTTTCGCTTCGTCCGCCATTGCTTTGCGGAAAATCTTTCGAGCCAGCTGACTCTGATTCAAATCTTCCATAGCAGTTTGGCGATTGATCCAGCTCACAATATCAGGTGTCAGGGTGAATGTTACGTTCACGCCCTTTTCATTAATTGGTTTTGGCATTATACGCTCCTTCCTTGCTTTAATGCTTTATCAAACTCATATATATCGCGATCCATCTGCAATGCTTGTGGTCCGAGTCCCACCAAGTATAGACCATCAAGGGATCGAACCCGACTCAGGGCAACATAGCCCATTCCCGGTACGAACGCCTTGCTTAGATCGATCTCAGCGGCATCGAGGCTCATGCCTTGCGACTTATGGATTGTTACCGCCCACGCGAGGCGTAGGGGTATCTGCGATACTTCAGCGACTACATACTCACCGGTTTCATTGAACTGTCGCCAAGTGTGTTCTTCGACTTGGATTCGCTGACCGTCCGTAGTGAGTACCACTGGTTCGCCATCGTAGAACGAAATCACCTGACCTCGCGTACCATTGACGAATCCAGCCTCAAAATCATTGGCGACAAACATTACTTCCGCGCCAACCCGAAGCTTCAAATCTTCAGGACATAGCAGGTTCTTTTTGAGCTTATCAACCTGCCAGTCTTTGCCTTTGCTGGTCATTCGGTAAGTATGCAACTCACCTTCAAGCTCAGCCAGCTTATTATTGTTCAAGGTGTCCACATCGACATTGTGCGTGTAGAGTTTCGTGATCGAGTCATCGGGTGCTTCCTGCGTTCGTTCCTGAAGCATAGCCTTCGCAGTATCACTGATCGTACCATTACGCATATCGCGCAGGATACTCAGCAACTTATCGTCCGCGCCTTGGCGGTGCTGTTCGGTAAGATAGCAGGGCATCAGCTCCGCGACTCGCCATGCGTTGCTAGTATGTGCGTAGTCGGTTTCTGAGCTGTCGCGTGTTACCGGCGGAAGTTGGAACATATCACCGACTAGGATTACCTGCAAGCCGCCGAATGGCTTTTCATTATGTCGAATCCATCGGCAGGCTCGATCCACCATATCAAGGCGTGAGCCATGAAGCATCGAAACCTCATCGATTATCAGAATGTCGCAACGGTTGTATCGTTCTTGGATTTGTGGTTTCCAGCTCATACGATCCAGCTCGTCATCGCGAACTGAGTCAGCAATACCAAGTCCGCTCCATGAATGGATCGTAGTACCGCCAAGGTGTGATGCAGCAATACCAGTCGATGCCGTAATTGCTATGCGCTTGCCGAGTTCCTGAGCCTGTTCGATAAATTGGTTCAGGGTGTATGTTTTACCTGCACCCGGTTCACCAGTAAGAAATACGTTCTTACCGCTGAGCATGACATCGATTGCTTCTTGCTGTTTCATATAAATTTTACCCTTGCTTTGCTATATTAAATATTACTACTGATTAATAGGATTGTCAATCATTTCCTGCTTGAATTGTGTATAAGCTTTGTCGATATTACTGACCGCCCAGATGACCAGCTTCTTTTTACGGTTGAAACGTACCGGCTTCCACCAGCCTTTACGATCATAGCGAGTGTTGAAATCGCTTCGGAATTTGAACCAGTCGATAAACATCTTACCGAACGGACTCAGCTCGCCTTCCTCGTGATCGATAGGCAGAATGAGTGTGTAGCCATTGTGCTTCACATATCGAACGCGGAACTGGAACATATCATATTGTGTAGGCACCGAAATGTAATATTCCTCGGTGTCTATTTTCTTTGCAAAAAACTTTTGCCAATCTTTCATTATCGATTCTCCTTCTTATAAACTACATTAGTTTTTGGTAACTCAAAATCATCAAGTTCTTTTTGAGTTGGCTTTTTATCGTCCTCAAATATTAGGTATTGAAACCAATACCAATCAGTTCGCATACGCTCGCGCTCTGAATAACTTGAACGATCAAACCGATCCTGATATTTCAACTCGAATTCTTTTGTAAGTCGGCACATATATCGTTTGAACAACCAGTAAAACATAAAACCTCCTTAATACTTTTTTAATTCGAGAACATCACGAATCACTTGTGTTTTCTTTTCGTCCTCACTTAATCGCTTGCCACCAACATGAGCATCAGACCAGTATTCACCATTGTCGCCTTCTTGCGAGTGATTAAACCCAAGCCATATATGTTCGGCAGCGTGTTCATCAGCAAGCATAGTGAGTGCGAAATGATCCACGATGATTGGTGGGAAATCTTCTTGGCGCATACCACGCATACGCTCATCGATATTATCTAGGAAGCTTATATCTTTGAACCGAACATTGCCGATTCGCAACTGAGCAAAATTTGGTTTCAGTTCTTCAACATCGTGTCGATCCAACGCTTCACGAAATGCCTGTTGCGCGTGTCGGTACGATCCGAACAGTATGATTGCATTGCGCTCAAAGTTCATACCCTCGACCATAAGCGTAGTATGACCTGCGCGGCGTGTCTTATTGTAATATGTTAGTAATTTATCTAATCGTGTCATCGCGATACCTCAATTCTAGCTTCGGGATATTCCTCACAAGCTTCTAAATATTTTTCAACAAACGGCACAAAGTTCTCATACAAACCCCAACCGTTTGAAGAGTTAAACTTTTCAAAATATGCTGGTCGTCTTTTAAGCTCAGCCAACCCATCTTTAAGAATAGGTATAATGTCTTTTGCAAATTTCCAGCCTTTTTCTTCTGGTCGCCACAAAGCATAATAAATATTAGCTTTGTCAGCCATTGTTCCTAAATTATGTGTGATGTTTGCTGTGTACAAATCATCAGTTTGATAGGTTGAAGTCGGATCAACCAATGATACATCTAAACTCATTCTTCCTCCTTTACTTTTAGCCATTGTGCAACCTGAAAATCATTCTTGGTTTTCAGGACGGTATATATATCTGCTTCGATTGAGTTCGGTGTACGGAAATTATAGAAGGTGGTTTTACTCGCTTGACCATTTCGATACACGCGCCCGATTGATTGCAGGTACTCAGCGTAGCTATATGTCGGGCTGAAGTATATTACCTGCGTGGCGTATGTCATCTCAACGCCAGTCGATCCACTCTTGTAATGTGAAACGGTAATGGATCGTTTGACCTTATCCCAATCGGCTTTGCGAGGTACTTCGTGCTTCTCGCCGTCCTGCCTGATGATCGGGCGGTCTTTGAATTTCTTCTCTAGTAATGAAATGATGGCTTCGCGTTCGGTAACGTAGTTGTAGAAGATCACTACGTTTTCGTCAGTGCCTTCGATGATGTCAGCGAGGTAGTCGAGCTTCGGCTGCGTGAGGGTTTGGCGCAGGGCGTGTGCCAGCGCGGAGGCGGTGTCGAGCAGGTCGCCGTTAGCGTTGCGCCGGTCCAGCATCGTTTTCATATAGTCAGCTGGTCGTTTGAAATCAACGCCAATGAATGTTCGGTCAGGCAAGTCGAGTGCTTCCTTTTTGGTGAGCTTCTTCGATATCGAGTGCCACTGTTGCATCAATTCATCTTCGCGCCAGTAGCCTTTGATTTCTGGAAATCCTTTGTAGGTTACGATGTCGCAGTATCGATCCTTGAAGTCAGTGATACCTTTTGTGAATCCCCAAATCTTTGAGTAGTTCGCAAAATCGATCCAACCGTTTGGCAGTGGTGTTGCTGAAAGTCCGACAAAGAACTTCGCATCTTTCGCACACCAGTATGCAGCTTTGCCGATTCCTGATTGTGGATTTTTTGCCCGGTGTACCTCATCGAAGATGACAGCATATTGCTTGCCACCATATTTCGGTGCGTAGCTGTGCCAGATTGCGCGCTTACCAGCTAGGAATTGTTTGTTGGTCGGATTGCGACTGAATCGCTCGTAACTATATATTGCGTACTCAGGCTCATTGCCTTCACCGAACCACTCGGTAATATCGCGCTCCCAGTCCTCGGTGCGAATCTTCGAGGCAGGCGCGAGTATCAACAGTGGCGCGCCAGCGGCGTGTCGCTGATAGTGAGCCAACGCCATGAACGTCTTACCTGTACCGGTATCAGCAGCCATGATGCTACGGACCGGCAAATCGGCGAGGTATCGCTTCTGATATTCGTACAGGTTTATCATCTCGTCAGAACTCCTATTATTAGTTTACTATTGAAGAAAATGCAATCGATCAGGATAAGTGCTAGTGCCAGCCAGCCAGGGATCGATATCGCGGTGAATATTTTACCGACCATTGCGCTGCCGCCTCTGTCGTTTATTCACTTTGATGATTTTGCGCTTGCGAAGCTGTTTTCGCATTGGTTTTCGAGCTATGCCTTTTAGTGGTTTTGCTGGTGCCATACTCATTTTAGAAACTCCCGATAAGTTCCGTTCGTGTACATCGTCCATGCCTCATATCCGTTTCCCCATTTTTGTCGGTGAAGCCATACCCGGTGTGCAACTGTTATATTTGTTGCGAGGTCGTTTCGATCCTCATCGCTTGCGTAGTGCAAGCAGCCGACTTGAAGTGCGCCATACGATCCGACACAAATCACATTGCCATTTGCATCGCGGTGTGTTTCGGCTGCCGGCT